GGTGCTTCTCCTGTCCGGGCGGCGAAAAGAACCGTGTAGGCGTTCCCGTATCGTCCTCGAACACGGGGATGTTCGGCCCCATGACCTCCCCGTAATACAGGTATCTGGCATACGGCGTTGCATATATGACCTGTCCTCCGCCCGGAGGAGAAGCCGCAAACGGACTTCGCGCCAGTGTGCCTGTTTCCCACGGGCAGTACGGCATACAGTAGGAAATGACCGCATTGTCGATAGCGGTCTGCACCCGCCCACCCGTTTCAAGGTTTTTGGCGCGCAGAAGGTCGCCGTCGCCGTTCCATTGAAAGGCCGCTTTAATGGTCACACTCAAGTCCCCACCACCTTCCAATGCGGGGCGTTGGGTGCCCGTCGATTGTCCGTGACCGCGAGAATCGTTACACCGTGCAGTGCTTTGATTTGTGCGGGTAGCGTCAGCATGTCCGTGTACGCTCCCTTTACCATCAGGTCGCCCTCATTCAGGGTATATAGCCCCGCCACGTCCGCAGAATTGCGCCAGTACACCGGGTCAACGTAGCTTTTGCCCCCGGCATCAGCTTTCAGTGGTATGCGAATAGTGTATTGGCTTGCGGCTTTCAGACCGTTCGCGTCTACCGTGGACTTTTCGCCGCCGTACCACGATACGCCGTGAATCACGGTCGGGACGTACACCGTCGCATCGAGGGTTTGATCGAGCTTTGCGTTGAAAACGGTAATCGTATCATTGCACAGCTTCATCCTCTCACCCCGCGATACAAAAGTGGTACGCCGTCGTCATCCCGTTCGCCGTACAGATACTCGCCTACCAGCTTGTTCATTTGCCGACGCGCTTCATCAGCGTTCAGAGTATTGCCGTAGGATTCTGAATAGCCGTCCGTGTTAAAAGAGGTGACGGCGGGATTGGTGGCTTGCGCTTCCACGCCCACAGCTTCCTCCAGAGCAATTAGCGCAAACGCACAGAGCTTGACCGCATCCGGTACAGTCTGCATGTTCTGTACGCGGGAGTCGGTCAGGTAGTCTATGCGTTTGCGGCTTTTCAGCTCCATCGGAGGATAGGCGGCGGGCGCAAGTGCGCCACCGTATGCCTTGTACTCGTCATACGTCAGGTATTGCGCGTGCGCCATTCAGACCGCCCTCCTTTCATCCCTGCGGCGATTAGCCGAGGGAGATAATGCGGGCAATGGGAATGGTCTTGGGGTCGATGTACGTCTTGGTAGTACCCGCAGAGGATACCAGCTCCCAGTTCGCGCCCTTCGCCAGCTCCGCGTCCGTGGGGGAAGCAGAAGCCATAGAGGCCTTGGTGAAGGAAATACCGTAGGGCGCCCAGCACTTGCGCTGACGGCTGTACAGCAGATCCTGACCGCCCTTGACGGCAGGGTTGCGGTCCATTTCATAGGGGGTCTTAGCGCCGCAGTCGGTATACTCGATGGCACCGTCACCCAGTACATAGGAAATGTAGTGGGTGGCCTCGACCACATAGGCGTCCGCCGCAACGTTGGCAGGGTAGAAATCGCCCTTCTTCACGTCCGCAAGGTTGATCTGGCCAGTGGTCGCATCGGAAGCAACTACCTTGACCGCACCCGTAGTGCTGGCGGTGGCGGCATCGTAGCCGTGCTCAACGGGCATGGAGTCATCCACCAGCACCAGACGACCGTTCAGCGTCGCAAGGCCGATGTCGCGCTGCATACCGTCCGCATCGTTGTACTTGAGGTAGGTCAGCAGTTTCAGGTTCTCCAGATTGGTTGCCACAACGCTGTGCATCAGCACAAGCGTAAACTTGCCCTTCTGGTCGCCGGAGGCCCGCTGGATGGCGGTGTTCATGGTCGTAGCATCCATGACGCCGGTCTTGCCGTCCGCATTCAGCAGGGCGGTCACGTCGTGCGTATGGGTCGTCACGAACTTCTTGCCCTGCGTGTCGGTCATGCTGAACACGCCCTTGAGGATAGCAACGAGGGTATCCTGATCGATTTCGTTCCAGTAGTCGTTGATTTGCTCAGCGACGTTCTCCATGAAGTCCTCGCCACCCGTAATGTCGTAGCTGAAATCCAGCTCCGCCCACGCATTGGCGCGACCGACGACCACACGGGACTGCATAAAGGTCTCCGTGCTGGAGGGGGTGATGTCGGTGTTGCCGTCGTAGTTCATGGGGACAGAGCCGGAAATCAGACCCTTGAGGGGCGTGCTGATGTAGTTGCCGCCTACTTCGTCGCGCATGGAGGAGGCCAGCTCAGGGCGACTGCGGATAGCGCGGGACTTGAGCAGTTCCGTCTTGCGGGGGTTGGGGATGCGGTCGATGTATTTCTGGAATACTTCACCGTTGAAAAACTTGGCGTTAAACTTGCCAGCCATGATTCATCTTCCTTTCTTCGTTCAGGTTTGCGCCGGTCACTCATCAAAGGCAATCGGCGCGTCGGGGTTTTCGTTGTGTCGCATCATGAGCTCCGACAGGGAATACTTTTTGCCGGGAGCGGGCTTGCCGCCGCTGGGCAGTACCACAGTCGGCTTTCCCTTTGGTGCTCCTTCCGGCTCTTTCTCCGCCGCAAACGCGCCGGGGTCATCCGCCTTATACTTGGTTACGAAATCCTCGTAGCCCAGCAGACTTTCACCGTCTACCTTGAAGTCCTTGCCGATAGCCTCCTGCAAGAACGCCTTTTTTGCCGAAGCAGACGAAAACTGCAAGCTGTTTGCGCGCTCGCGCACCATGTACTCGTAGGCTTGGCGCGTCAGCTTGTTTTCGTAGTCGGTCTTATCGGTGTTGTACTTGGTCTGGAGGTCGGCGAGGGACTGCTGAACGGCGCCGAGCTTGCCCGCGTCAGCCTGCGCCGCCGTAAGCTGTTCACGAAGGGAGGTCAGGTCGCCGTCGCGGGAGGTGATTTGCCCCTGCAATTCCGTTACCTGCCCCTTGAGGCCGTTCACCGTGTCGTCGTACTTGCTTTTGGAGACGTACCCGCCATCTGCAAGATTGACGATGTTCATTTTCTGTTCCCTGACAGCAGCTTCAAACTGCTCGAAGGTCAAGGGACCATTGGAGAAAAGAGCCTTGAGAAATTCCATGTGTTACCTCCTGCCGCCGTAGATTTGGCTTATATATCCGCGGCCACTCCGCGGGCGCGGCGCCCATGCAGTTATGTCCCGGCATGGTAGGGTGATATATTAAAAGCCCACCGAAACCCGGTGAGCTTTCAATAGCTTTGAAATTAGAGTTTAACCATTTTGAAGCCCTCTACGCTCATGCGCTGCTTGCGCATGGGCAGACCGGACAGCTTCGCAACCTGTTCATACTTTGCGGCGACTGCGTTGATGCGCATTTGGCACTCGCGCCGCAAGGTATCGTCCCCGGCAATGCGGGCGGCATTCGCCGTGTCCTTATACCGCCGCACCCGCGTTTCCATCTTGCGCATAAGCTGCTGTGCCTGATAGGTGGTGTAATGCTTGCCGTCGATGTCGCACCCCGCGTTGTTCTTCTCCGCCCATTCGTGGAGCTGTGCAGGGTCGTAGCGGGGTTTGGCATACCGGGAGTCGAATGGCAGGGCAAAATGCCCGCAGTTCCACTCAGCGATAGGGCGCTTAAAGCCCGCGTAAACGTTGCCGTCGATGTCGGTGCAGGAAAGTCCGGCTTGCATCCTGTCAAACTCAGCTTTGGGGAAAATACGTCCCTGAACTGGTTCGTGGTCGGGGGCGCTGTGCATGTGCGCAGATATTTCCACCTCGCGGTATTCCAGCGCCTCGCCGATGGCATTTGCGCCGTGCTGAGTGATCTGCTTTACGCCGTCAACCACGTTCTGCCGCACGGCGGTATCCAGCCGCCTGTGATAACCGCTTGCGTACTGCACCTGCAAGCCGTTATACCCGATTTCCCTCACAATCTCCCGTGTAGCTGTTTGGTAATCCATCAGCCCTGTGCTTACCGCCAATATGCCCCGGTCAACCGCCCTGCGGTACGGCGCTGCAATCGCCGTCGTGTTGGACAGGTTTTGCGCCGTCTGCGCCGTCTGCCGGGACACGTTCTGCGCGAACTGCACAAGCCGCTGCCGCACGGCGGCGGAGGGCTGTGCGCCTGCTGTGAACGCCTGTGTGAAACGCGGGTCACTGTATGTCTGCTGCATAGCCGCATTGAACACCGCCTGAATGTCCTGCGCATTCAGACGGGTGACGGTCACCAGCCGCTCGGTAATCTCGCGCACATCGGAAGTCATGTCGGCCATAATGACAAGGCGATTGATGTTGGCTTGACTCAGCCTGCCAATCTTCTTGATCTGCTCGGCAATCTTGCGAATGTAGAAGCTGTTCACCTCATCGAAACGCGATTGCAGGCGTCCGAGCACTCTTTCCAGCGCTTCATTCGATAGCATGGGATTTCACCCCTTATTCGCCGTCGTCGGGCGCAGAAGCCCCCGTAGCGCCACTCTGTGCGGTCAGCAGCGCGTCCATAGACTGCGAAAGCTGTTCCTGCTGCACCTTTTGAAGGGCGCGTTCGGCTTGCGCTTCGGTTTCACCGAAATACCACATGCGGAACTCTGTCTTGCTCATAAGCCCCTGCGACATAAGCTCCAGCCGTTCGCCGAGCTGCTGGGATGCGTCGGTGATGATGCTGTCATCCCATTCAAAGGACAAGTCGTAGTCGCCAGCCGGGGCGAGGTCGTACATGGTGGCGTACTTGTCCATTGCCCGCACCACGTCCCGCAGACAGTGCTCAAGCGCCCGCTGGTTGTCGGCAATGGTGGCGTATGTGCGCTGCTTGACGATGCGCAGCTCCGTAGCCGTCCGCGCTTCCTGATTCGCGTCGGACAGCGTGCCTCTTGCAAGACCGCAGCTATCCTCGACGCGCATAAAAAGCTGATTCAGACCGTTAAACAGCGCGGAGTCGCGGATGGCAGGGGAGAACACCTGATAATGGTCATCGCCGAGGTCAACGCCGCGGAACAGGCGCTCGTTCAGTTGGGGCATTTCCTGCCGTCCGCGTCCGTTCATCTGCGGGCGCAGCACGGTCGGATCCACGTCGATAGCCAGCTCACTGCCCTCATACTCCCACAGAATGCGGGAATACTGCATGTCCGCCTCCCTGATGATGTTGACGGCTTTATTGAACACCGCCACGCCCATAGGCGCGTCAATGTCAACGTTATTCGCGTTGGCGGTTTTGAACCAGCCGAACATTTGCCCTTCCGTGTCCGTCAGCAGGGCTTCCGGCTCTGCTTCCGCCCACTGCGGCACGTCGGTCAGCGGGATTTCAACACCGATGGACTCCCGGTTATTGGAGCGAAAAGCCCTCTGCGTGATGGAAATACCCTTGTCCGTCACCGTGTGCCGCTCAAGGCGGGTGTACGTCGTTGTACCGTCCTGATAGGAATCGCGGAAAATCACGTCTTTCAGGTTGCCGTCATCGTCAAAGGCGATAGGGTACAGGCTCCACGCCGTAGCGCAGTCGAAGTAGATGTGCCCGTCCTTGGGGTAGGGTTTGATGGTCATACCGCCCGCCGCGCATGCCTGTTCCAGCTTGGAGCGGAGGGACTGCATCAGCTTTCCGAACTCCGCTTTCAGGTACTCGGCGCGGGGACTGTCCTGCGCATTGCCGTTTTCGTCCGCCTTGCCGCTGATGTTCCACTTGACCTCCAAAAGCACCTGACGAGCGACCTCAGAACAAATCAGGGAGGGGAGGTTCAGGCTTTTCACCTTGCCGGGAGACAGCCACGGGGGCGAGTCGGTGTACATTTTATACCACAGGTCGAGGGCGTCAATCATTTCATTGGACAGCGGTGTGTCAATATGCTCAACCGCCGCCACGTCCTTAAAGGGGAACATCCGGTGTATCACCTGCCTTATAAACTGCCATAATCTCGAAAACAAAGGGTATCACCGCCTTTAATTGGCATAGAAAAACCGCCGCACTGAATCAGTGCAGCGGCTGAATGGGGTTATTCCTGTTCAACCAGCATGGGTTCAACCACAGCTTTGATGTATTCCGCCCGTCCCGCTTTGGGGAAGCGCTCGCCTGTGCGGTACATCCTGATCTGCGCCCGGTTAAGTCCCGTCGCCTTGCCGATGGTCGTATCGCGGATGCCGTAGTCGTTATACGCTTTCACCAGCAGACGCATGATTTCATAGCGGTCTCGCTGTTCTTCCTGCGTCTGCACGGGTCAGACGGTGGAAAGCCCTGCCTTGCTCAGGTACGCCAGCACACAGGGCAAGCGCTCGTTTTTGCAGGAGGCGACGATGGACGCGGCGCGGAGGTAATCGTCGTTCATAGTCTCCCGTGCCGGAAGCGTTTCCGCCGCCACTGTCTCCGGCTCCGCCGCTTGTGTAGCCGTTCCATACCCTCCCGTCCTGCGGATGGCTGGCAGCACTTCGGACGTGACCCAGCGCTTGAAACGCTTGGCGGCGGGGAGCTTACTGGACAGGATGAGACTGTACAGCCCGGACTCGTTGATAATGGTCATGTTGGGGTTCCCTTGAGTACCGCCCTGAATAGCACCCTGAATCAGGGCGCTATTCTTATCCTCGTCATCAACGTGAACGCTGATGGCGTTTCGCGGTTTTGCGTACCCTAACGCAGTCGCAACGTCGCGTCCAACAAACCACGGCATGTCCTCAATCATCAGGGAGCGGACAGCGCCGAACTCTTCATTGGCAAAGGTCTGCAATCCGTTCATTCGTCCACCGCTTTTCGGATGTTCTCCGTGCATTCGATAACTTCACGGAGGAGGGCATCGGAGATACGGTCGGCAGGGTTCATGCGGTCACACACGATGGACAGCGCTTCGTCGATGACGGCGATTTCGCGCAGGATGAGTTCGTACATTGAAATTTCCTCCTATCAGCTAAATATTATTGACTTTTGGCTGACAGGATGGTATGATGTAAATGAATTTCACACCATCCCGTACAGTCGGTGTGGTTGCGGGGATTCATTGCGGTAAGCGTTGTGATGTTAGCGGCATGTGCAACGCTTACTTTTTTATTTCGGCATAAAGCCGTTCGATTCCCATGCGCACGACAACAGATACCGGAACGTTGTAGTGCTGTGCAAGTTCTTTGAGGGCTTGCTCTGTTTCCTTGTCGATTCTTACCCTCAATTCCTTATCCTTGGGATTCTCAGCTTTAGGCCGCCCCACTCGTGGGCTCACCGTGTCACCTCCTCTGCGCCACGATGCTATTATAATTTATGTCGCTACAAAAATCAAGACCCTTTTTGAAAAACCGTAAATAAATTATTTTAACAAAAACCACTGCTAAAGTCAAATGTTTTTAGCTGGCGGCATGAAAAAAGGAGCGTGCTGTGCGCTCCTTGGGGATGTGTCAGACTGTGTGCTTATCCCTTCAACCGCTTATTGACCTTCAAGAAGCCGATGCCGCAGAGGATAGCCACAACGCCGGTTACACCGAAGGACAGACCAATGTCACCAAAGCCGATGGTGGAGGCGACCAGCGCCAGAACGCCGACAACGATTAACGCAATGCCAATGAACTTCATGACGTGTTCTCCTTACTGCACGTTGAAGTGAAGCGTGATAGCTGGCACTTCTGCAAAGGTCTTGTAGGTCTCGCCGTCGAACATGCGGAACGCGATTTCCAGCTCCTCGATTTCATCAAGGCTCTTTACTTCCGCGTCCTTTACGTTCAGCGTCAATTCCTGCTTGCTCTTCTTTCCCTTGGTGGTAGTAGACAGGATGCTTGCCGAAACATCCCAGCCGTTTACCGAAGGATTGACAGTATCAATGCCCACGTCACGACCGGAGTCGTTTACGACGACGATATTGATTTTTAGCCAAATATCATCACTGATACTGCTTTCCCGTATCGTGTAATCGCCGGTCATGTACACTGTTACGCCGTTCTGCTCAAACAGCACCGTCTTTTCTGCGGCCACAAGCTCCCGTTTGGTCAGCTCGTTCCGCGCCGCGTCCACGATGTCGTGAAGCTGCGCGTCGGTCATGGATGCGTAATTCAGACCCTCCGCAAGGCAAGAGCCGCACAGAAGCAGCAAAGCAAGAAGCACCGTGAGAAACTTTTTCATGGTGAGCGCCTCCCTATGAAGTGTTATTGAGTTAAAAATATTATACACTTACGGGGGAGGAAATGTCAATCGTTTTGGGCGGTTCGCACAAAATTTTCGACTTTTTACTGCCCTTTTCGCTTCCACACGCGGTTCAGCGCGTAGCGCACCGCGTCGATGGAGTGGTTATTTGCGTCCGGGTAGCCGCTTACCACGTCGCCGTCCGCCGTGCGCTCATATTCATAGTGCGTGAACTCCCGCGCCGTTTCGGGGCATCGGGCGGGGTCTATGACGATGGCTTTCAGCGATTGCAACCACTTCATGCTGTATCGCACGCTGTCCGGGCCTTTTTCAGCGCCCCGGCAGGAGCAGCCGTAGGAGCGCAGGTCGGAAACGCTTTTCGGCTCGGCGCTGTCAGCTATGATAGGGTCGCTTTCAGTCATGCCCTTTTCTTCCTGCAAGCGCCGCCAAAGCTCGGCGTTACTGGTCTTAATCGCCCGCAGTTCGTCGAAGATGTAAAGAGTCAACTGTGCGGGATTGTAGCAGCATTTCACCCAATGGGCGGGATCAGGATACCAGCCAAAGTCCAGCCCGAAGTAGATGCTGCCGAACGTTGCGATTTCGCTGTCCGTAATTTTACGGATAACAAGGTTGTCAAACACCTCGCCGCCCGTACCCGTCACCTCGCCCAGATATTCATGCCGGTACGCCTTGGAGTTAATCAGCGCCAGCTCCAGAGCATCGTTGAAAAACTGCTGTCCAAGCCACTCGGGCGGAACGCTGCGGTAGTCCGACGAATGCACGAGGGTATCATGGGTGGGACGCAGCACTTCTTCATTCATGAAGTTCGACTGCGTTTCAGGCGGGTTAAACGTCATAAAGTTCCAGTACAGGTCGCCGCCGCGTCTTGCGGATTGCAGCACGGAACGGATTTCCTTCATGCCGGAGAACTGGTCGGCTTCCTCGAACCATGTCACGCCAAAGTAGCCGCGGGGTGCTTTGATGGACTTGATTTTCATGGGGTCATCCAGCCCTCGGAAAAGGATAACCTGCCCCGTTTTCTCGCGCTTAATCTGCATGGGCGACACTCGGCAGGTGAACTCGTCGCTCAAGCCCAGCTTGTCGATGGCGAATTGCATCTGCCCAAACACGGAATCGCGCAGGGTTTTCGCCGTCTTGCGCAGAATCAAGGCGTTCACATCGGGATGCTCCAGCATAATCAGCGGGATGACAAAGCCTGTGAAAGAGGATTTCAGCGAACCACGTCCGCCCTTGAGCATGTACTGCGAATGCTTATGCGCCAGCACATCCTCCAGCAGCGCGTCATAGTTGGGGGCGAGCAAGTCCTCGATGTAAACATCACTGCGCATCTTGATCCGTTCCCGCTTTCTCGGCTGCCTGCCCGATGGCTTTCAGCGCTTCCGCCGTCGCCTTTCTCGCCTCTTCCCGTGTAGCTTTGTCCTCTTCGCTTTCCTGCTCCAGCGGCTTATCCCCCCGTATCAGGTGGATGCTGATGCCGTCCTTTTTCTGTTCCGCCGCTTCGCCCTCCGGGAAATCCGGCAGAGGAGCGTTTTCGCCGAAAGCGTATTTGAAAAGCCAGTCACGGGACTCGGAGTTTCCCGTCGCCAGATACTTCTCCACTTCCTGCATGACGATGAGCGTCTGGATAGGGACGTTCTTTTTCTTCGCTTCTTCCAGCGTGTAAATGTCGTTTGGGTCGGCTACTGCGCCCTTGCGGTAGCCCATAGCCAACACCGAACGGATAATCTGCGAAAGCAGCGCTTGTTCGTGCCGCTGCTTCGCCCGCGCTTTACCGCCCTTGCTTCGGATGGCCTGCGCTTCTTCGGGCGAACGCTGCGTCACCGGGATCAGGTTCTTGGATTGTGGCCCGCCCGGCTTACTTCCTCCCTTTGCCAAAGCGTGTCACCTCCCGTCTGCTTGGCACGGAAAAAGCCGCAGGGGGCATTGCACCCTCTGCGGCTCTGCGTATGCGGTTCTGATTACTTCTTCTTCTTGCCGCCCTTCGCCGCGGGTTTCTTCTTCGCGGGGGCAGGCTTCTTCTTGTCGGGATAGCAGGAATTAAGATGACCGGCGAGCTTGTTCGCCTGTTCAGGGGTCAAGCTGCGGAGCTTTTCGTTGATGTCCATGATGCTTCCTCCTTGCTGTTAATAGCGCTTACGGGTCATGGTCAGGGCGCTTCGATCAAGCACCGTATAGTACGTTTCGTTGCTATACTGGTCTGACGAGATAACATTGTAGCCGCGTATCAGGGCGAATTGGCTGTAACTGTCGTGCGAGCTGTGCGACTTCGCAAAGCCCAGCGCCTTGCGCGCCTGCGGATGGGACTTCACAAAGGCGTCGTAGTCCTGCCTGAGCTGAGTCTCGGAAATAACTCTTGCTTTGCTGTTCAGCACCGCACCAACGGTCTGACCCGTATGGTCGCCGTAGGCTTTGGAGCCGGACAGCGAGTTAGAGAAGTACAGACCGTCGCCGTGAATGCCCCTGCCGACAAAGGTTAAGTCGCCATCTATAAGCATATCACAACAGTCGCTCGATGTAAAGGGGACGCCATCAACTACGGTGTCATTTACTGTGCGATATAGGACAGGCGAGTTCTGCGCCAGCCCATCGAACGTGTTTTGATCGACGACTTCCGGCTTGCCGTTCATGCCCATAGCGTAAAGCATACGCTGGAGGTGGAGGTCGCTCAGGAATGTCGGTATGTCGGTCTTGTTCACGTCAATCAGAAAATCGTGAAGCTCTTGGTCGCTCATATTCGCAAGAGCCGCCTGTGTTACACCGGTCGGCGGCTGTGTGCCGTTCAACGGATCAGGCTGTAACTGCTGCGTCTGTATCGGCGGCGACACAGTGCGCTGAAAGTTTGCACCGCGTCCGCCCATTTACTTGCCCTTCTTTCCGCCAAAAACGCCCCGTGCTCCCTTTGCGGGCTTGAGCAGGGTAACACTCTTGCCCGTGGCGATAAAGCGTTCCTCGCCCGTCTGGGGGCTATTCTCGGCGGTCTTTCTGCCGCTCTTCTTCTCCACCGTCTTGGAAGCCTTGCTCGTCTTGCTGGTAGCCATGTGATGCTCCTCCCTTACTCGGTAACAATTTCAATGTCCACCACGACACGCGGCAATGCGC